CTACTGGCAGCAGTATCGAGAGCCAAGAGGCCCGGCGTAAAGTTCGACTACATCCCGGTGGTATCAGGCCCCGGTGGAATCGGTAAGAGTACACTTATGGCCAAGCTCGGCGGGCCGTGGTTCAGCGATAGCTTAAGTTTTGAGGATATGAAGGACAAGACAGCGGCCGAGAAGATACAAGGCACCTGGATAAATGAGATCTCAGAGCTTAAGGGTATGCGCAAGATGGACATCGAGAGCGTTAAGAGCTTCGTCAGCAGAACAGAGGACCGCTACAGAGCTGCATACGGCCGCAGAACCGACACGCATAGACGCGGCTGTGTCTTTATCGGAACCAGCAACGCGGAGGACTACCTTAAAGATATAACCGGTAACAGACGCTTCTGGCCGATCAAGTGCTCAAAGAATCACAAGCTCAACGCCTGGGAGATGACTCCGGAAGACGTGGCTCAGATCTGGGCGGAGGTGCTCTTCTACTATGAAGATCTCGACGATAGGAGCCTGGTACTTAATAAGGACATGGATGCTATCGCAACGGCCAAGCAGGTCAGAGCTCTCGAGCAGGATGAGCGCCTGGGTATCGTGCAGCTGTATCTCGACAAGCTGCTTCCTAAGGACTGGGAAGAGAAGGATCTCGCACAGCGCCGCTTCTTCTTCGACAATGACGAAGAAGGTACAGAGACCAGGGACGAGGTCAGCGTGATGGAGATCTGGGCGGAGTGCTTTAAGATGTCGCCTGCTGCCAAGAAGAGAAGCGACTCCGATGATATCGTGAGGATCCTCTTACAGCTTGGCTGGATAAGAACCGAGAAGACGAAGCGCTTAAAGCTTTATGGTCCGCAGGCTGTATTTAGGAGAGGATAAACGCTAATTGCAAAACGCTACTTACAGAGTGCAAAGTGTAAACAACTTTTTATTTACAAAAATCAATTTACACCGAAAAACCGCATAAACACGGGGCGCGGTAGCGTTTTGTAAATTGTAATTAGTATATCTATAAATATTATTTTTATATGTTATAGGCATATAAAAACACGCATATACACATATATACGCGTGCGTGCGCGCGATAATTACAGCGAGGTGAAATATGAGAGAGAGGGATATAGAGAAGATCCTGGTCGAGGGTGTTCGGAAGCTTGGAGGTAAGGCGTTCAAGTTCGTATCACCCGGGAACGACGGAGTGCCGGATCGGATCATAGTGATGCCGGGCGGGCGGGTGTACTTCGTGGAGCTTAAGACGGAAGTAGGCAGACTCTCCGGCAGGCAGAAGATCCAGATGAGAACGCTTACGCGACTGGGGTGCGAGACCTGGGCGCTGTGGGGATCCGGAGACGTGAGGACATTTTTGAGGATGATAGGAGGAGACGATGAAGTTCATACCGCACGATTATCAGAAGCGGGCTGTAAGTTTTATCCGGGAGCATGAAGCAGCAGGTCTCTTTTTGGAGATGGGCCTGGGTAAGACCGTGATCACACTTACGGCTATCGATGAGCTGATGAACGACTCCTTCGAGGTCTCCCGGGTCTTAGTGATAGCACCGCTAAGGGTAGCGGAGGATACCTGGAGCCGTGAGTCAAATAAGTGGGACCATCTTAAGCACCTTAAGATCTCCAAGATCTTAGGATCTGCAGCGGATAGGATCAGAGCTCTAAAGGCCCAGGCGGATATCTACGTGATCAACCGCGAGAATGTGGTCTGGTTAGTTGAGTACCTGGAAGAGAACCGGATGAAGTGGCCCTTCGATATGGTCGTGATCGATGAGCTCTCAAGCTTTAAGAACAACCAGGCGAAGAGGTTCAAGGCACTGAGGAGGATGAGGCCGGCGATCGATAGGATCGTGGGACTGACCGGCACACCGGCGGCCAACAGTCTCATGGATCTGTGGGCTGAGATGTATCTGCTGGACAGAGGCGAGAGACTTGGCCGGACACTTACAGCCTACAGAGGTAACTGGTTCAGACCGGGATACGGCAACGGCTACGTGACATATAAGTGGGAGCCGAGGCGCGGAGCGCTGGAGGCCATCACGAAGAGGATCGCGGACATAACGGTCAGCATGAAGGCTGAGGACTATCTGACTCTTCCGGACAAAGTGGAGAGCACGATAGAGGTAAGCCTGGACGAGAAGGGCCTAAAAGCCTACAAGGAGATGGAGAAGGAGAGCCTCATAGAGCTGGAGGGCGAAGAGATCGCGGCGCTGGATGCAGCTGCAGTCATGTCGAAGCTCCTGCAGATGGCCAACGGGTTCATATACGACGAAGCGCATAACCCGAGACACATCCACGAGGCAAAGCTGGATGCTCTGGGCGAGATCTTGGAGGCAGCGGAGAGCCCGGTCCTGGTTTATTACAATTTCCAGGCAGACAAGGACGCGATCCTGAGCCGGTTCCATGAAGCGAAGCTTCTGGAGAACGACAGCACCATCGAGGAGTGGAACAAGGGCAAGATAAAAATACTCTTAGCGCATCCGGCAAGCGCGGGCTACGGCCTAAATCTGCAGGACGGCGGCCACATAATGGCATGGTACGGGCTACCCTGGAGCCTGGAGCAGTATCTCCAGGCGGTAGCAAGACTCCAGCGTCAGGGTCAGAAGTACCCGGTTATGGTCTATCACCTGATCGCCAAGGGAACAGTAGACGAGCAGGTAGTAGCGAGCCTTAGCAAGAAGGACATGACGCAGAGCGCACTGATAAACATACTAAAAGATCGGAGGAGGGCAGAATGAGGCTATATCTAAGCGGGCCCATAACTGGGGTAAATGATTTTCGTGAGAGATTTAAGAAGGCGGAGAAGGCTCTGAGAGCTGACGGCATAACGGACATAGTCAACCCGGCGGAGCTTATCGGGGTATTATCTCCGGAGTCCACGAGCTGGGACGAGTACATGAGGATAGACTTAGAGCTCTTATCGATGTCTGACGTGCTTATACTTCTCCCAGGATGGCAGCAGTCACTTGGCTGTCAGCGAGAGTATGGCTTCGCGCAGGCGAGCGATAAGATCATCATGGAGTTCGGGGATATGATAAAGCACTGACGGGAGGATAGCATGGACGTATACGTATTTTTGGGGAGACCGGGCGAGATCCGGAAGCAGATACAACTAAAGAGGGAGACAAGGCTGCAGCTTCTGATGTCTCTATATCCCGGCGCCATACGTTACGACAAGGACAAGGTGCAGACAACTCCCCAGGATAAGATGAGCGACATAATGGCCCAGATCGATGATCTGGATAGTGATATCGACTATCTCAAGGATCAGCTGAGATCTTCAAGGCGTGAGATCGCAGGGCTATGTGAGCAGTATCTTGATGATCAGGAGACCCGGATCGTCAAGCTGAGACATATCGACGGCCTAAAGTGGGACGACGTGGCCAGAGCTGTCCACAGATCGGAGAGAACTGTCCACAGAATCCACAAGTCGGCTGTGGATAAACTTAAAGAGTACAAGATATAGTATTTATGTGAACTTAAACTTGACATGACATACTAAAAATGGTATTTTGGTAGTGAGTAGAACTATGAGAGGAGGAGCGGAGGCGCTTCTCCTTTTGTGCATACGGAGGTCAATATGCGGGAGATATGCGAACAAAATGACGACTACGCCCGCATAGGGGCGGAGCTTATCCAGGCAGAGAAAAGCCTTAACTGGATCAGGGAGACAGAGGTCTCGATCGGCTTTATGTCTTCCAACAAGGCGAAGGTATCGAACGGCAAGACGGTCTTCGGACAGTGTGAGAGAGTACCCGATCGATACAAGGCTTTTATCCCGTATGATTTTCTGATAACTGTGTATGAGCCGAACGTGATCGATTTTACGAGTCAGCAGATCAGGATCCTGCTGCACCACGAGCTTCTGCACTGTGGCGTTAACATGAACGCAGAGCCGACCTATAAGGTCGTGCCGCATGATGTGGAGGAGTTTAACGAGATAATCGATCGTTACGGCTTAGATTGGAGCGAGTAGCATGGCAAAAGTCGGCCGTAAAACTAAATACGACGACTTTATAGACCGTAAGGGTCTCGTCCTGGTGGAAGGATGGGCTCGTGACGGTCTTACTGACTTGCAAATAGCTAAGAATATAGGCATCCAGCAGTCCACATTTTACGACTGGAAGCTTAAACACGCGGAGTTTTCGGAGGCCTTAAAAAGATCGAAGGACGTAGCCGACTATGAGGTCGAGAACGCGCTCTTCAAAAAGGCCAAGATGGGCGATGTGACCGCTCAGATCTTCTGGCTAAAGAACCGGAAGCCTAAACAGTGGCGCGATAAGGTCAGCTTCGTAGATGAGACGCAGCTGGCTAAGCTCGACGAGATGGTGGCAACTATCGAGAAGGTCCGCGCAGAGGATCCGGATGAGTAGCCCGATCTCAAAGATGCAGAGAGAATATATCAAGCGCTCAAAGCATCGCTGGAATATAAAGACCGGAGCAACCGGCTCCGGGAAGTCATGGCTTGATTATAACTTCATGCTTCCGTACCGGATAAGATCCTGCACGGGCGACGGCCTGATCGTCATGATCGGCAACACACGCGGCACACTGGCCAGGAACATCCTGGACCCGATGCGAGCGATCTACGGCCCGGATATGGTCGGCATGATAAAGAGCGACAACACTGCGGACCTCTTCGGTAAGAGAGTCTACTGCCTGGGAGCCGATAAGGTTAACCAGGTGGCCAGGATCCAGGGCGCGACGATCGAGTACTGCTACGGCGATGAGATCACAACCTGGTCGCAGGAAGTGTTTGAGATGCTTAAGTCCCGACTGAGGACAGAGCGGAGCTGCTTCGATGGTACTTGTAACCCGGCAGATCCGGAGCACTGGATGAAGAAGTTCCTGGAGTCAGACGCAGACGTCTATCTGCAGGAATACACGATATATGATAACCCGTATCTCCCTAAGGGCTTCGTAGATGAGCTCTGTAAGGAGTACGCCGGCACCGTCTACTATGACCGTTATATCCTCGGCAAGTGGGCGAGAGCTGAGGGCCTGGTCTTCCGCTTCTTTGCGGATAACCCCGAGGCCTACACCTTCACAGACGACGAGCTCTATGAGAAGAACAAGGACGGACTGGTCAAGATCGACCAGAAGGGTAACCCGGTCCTGCTGCCGATGAGTAAGATCGTCATGGGCGTGGACTTCGGAGGCAACGGATCAGAGACGACCTTCGCGCTGTGGGGATACTTCGGTAAGTATCACGAGTTTAAGGTCTTAGAGGAGGGCGGTCTTCCGCTCACCGATGACATAAATGCAGACGATATCTGCAGAGCTTGGCTTGACTTCTACAAGTCAGTGCTCAAGAAGTACGGCCGGGTAGATTGGATCTTCCCGGACTCTGCCAGCTCTACGATGATCAACTCGTTAAGGGCGACAGCCGAAGCGGCCGGACTTCCGAAGCGGAATATAGCAGGCTGCAGGAAGAACGAAGTAAAGGACAGACCGAAGACGCTCTCGAGGCTGTTCAACTCCGGGCGCTTAAAGGTAAACAAGCGCTGCGAGAATACGATCAGGGCGTTCTCTTCTCTGGTATGGGATCCTAAGGATCCGGACAGACCGGAGGATAAGAACATCGGCAACATCAACGACTGGTATGATGCGAACTGCTACTGCTTCCTGGACTTTGTCGAGTATATCGACCTAAACACATAGGAGGGCTACAATGGCCGACGAGAAGAGTAAAGTGACTGCTGCCATCCAGCAGCTTAAAAGAATGGGCTACAAGTACAACGACAACGCCCAGAACATTATCGAGATCTGTGACCAGTGGTATACGAACGAGGAGAGCGACTTCCACACCCGTAAGAACCTAAACGGCCAGGAGGTACACCTCGAGAAGCTTAACTTCGCGAAGAGATGCTGCAGCGATGACGCTAACCTCTGCGAGATCGTAGAGATCAACGCAGGCGAAAACGAGAAGAAGTTCGACGGCGTGCAGGAGATCCTGGACGAGAACCGCTTCGATGTGATGTATCGTAAGCAGCTGGAGCGACTGGCTGCATCCGGTACGGTAGGAGCTTATATCCGCCTGGATAACGCTACGCTCCTCGATAATGGCAGCGTAACCGGTGGAGATATCCGTATAAACTACGTGAACGCGGCCGGAATCGTACCGCTCACAGTAGAGAACGATGACGTGATCGAGTGCGCTTTCGTAGGTGCCGATCTGGTACGTGGCCACAATGAGCAGACGCTCGTAGTCTTCACGAAGGACGAAAACGGGCTCTATACTGCTGAGACCTATGTATTTGATGAGAATAACAGAGCACTGGATGAGCGCCACATCGTCATCCAGCTCGGTGAGGTTAAGCCCTTCGCGATCATGAGGACCGCGGAAGTCAACAACCTGGACGATATGGAAGGCTACGGCCTGCCTAAACTATACAACGCCATCCCGGCGCTCAAGGTCATGGATCTGTGCTGGAATATCCTGCACGGAGATCTCTCCAAGGGCGACAAGCTTCTCCTGATCAACGAGCTACTCGCGACAGTGAAGAAGGACGCAGATGGCAACCCGGTAATGACTGAGGAGCAGAAGAGGCTCTTCATACTCCTGGGTGAGAAGCTTCCGGATCAGAAGAGCCTGATCCAGGAATATAACCCGGAGATCCGTACCGGAGCGATCAAGGAAGCCATGGAGCTCTCGCTCTCACTGCTCTCTATGATGTTCGGATACGGCACTAAGAAGTACACCTTCGAGAACGCTCAGATCCAGACGGCGACCCAGTACATCGGAGAACGCCAGGATGAGATGCAGGAGCTCAATAAGCAGAGGCAGGAAGCTACGGCCTACATCGAGGGCATCGTCGAGGCGATCGTGTGGTTCTCTAATCAGTTCCAGGGTACGACCTGGGAGCTCGATGAGGAGATCTGCATAGAGTTCGATGACAGCTATATCGAGGACAAGGTCAGCAAGCTGGAGCAGATGAGAGCCGACGCGCTCAGCTTCCCGGAGGTTAAAGAGTTCACCATCCTCTACGTGATGGAGCGACTTAACTGTGAGAGAGAAGAGGCGATCTCCTACATCAACGGAACGGATCCGGACGAAGGAGACGAACCGGAGGATTAACGTATGGCACTAACGGATGAGCAGATCGAGAAGCTGGCGGATAAGTATCTGATCGGCCTATATCAGAACATGGAGAAGGACGTCCTGCAGGACATCGCCAGGCGAGTGCGCAAGACCGACCGCTTCACTGAGACGGCCGAGATAATGGCCCGCAATATGCAGGAGCAGGGCTTCTCTACAGCGCAGATCTACGCCGAGGTCATGAAGATCCTCAGAGCTGATCCGGAGTATGTGCAGTTTGTAGCTGAGAACACTAAAGCCTACAAGGCTGAGGTGGCTCAGATCATAAAAGAGACCACCGCAGAGGCCAAGAAGGCGGGCAATAAGCTCGTAGCTGAGGCCGGCGATATGGCATATAACAATGATCTCTCTATGTGGGAGCTGGCCGGGGCTGATCTTAGTAAGCCCTCCGGCATGAGTCAGATCATCAACAGCTTCCAGAAGGATCTAAACGGTCAGCTTAAGAACCTGACACGGACCACCGGCTTCAAGGGCACAACGCTCGGGACGACCGGAGTCATGCAGG